TTTTGAACAAGTGGGCAGCAGCGTCCTCCACTCTGTCTTCAACAATGCTTGGCATCTTCTTGGACTCTTTGTACGCGCCCATTAGCAGTATCACGGCATCCTCTGCAGCTTCTTCCACCGCTACGGGCGGTGGTGCGGCTGTTTTAGCGGCATACCAAATCAACCCCGGCCCTGAGTATGCACTGCCTTTAGTGGGTTGGGGCGCAGGCTCTTGGGGATCGGGCACATGGGGTCTTGGCTCCACCTCTGTAGATGCCCTGCGCATCTGGAACCAGAATAACTTTGGTCAAAACTTAATCTTTGGCCCCCGCGGCGAGGGCCTTTATTACTGGGACGCCAACACCAGCTTAACAACTCGCGGCGTACTGGTGTCTTCACTTGCTGGCGCATCTGATGTGCCGCTGTATCAGAACTTTTTACTGGTCTCAGACGTCAGCCGTTTTGTGATTGTGTTTGGCACAAACGACATTACAGATTCAATTCTTGATCCGATGTTGATTCGTTGGTCTGACCAAGAAGATCCGGTGCAATGGACCCCGGCTCCTACAAACCAAGCAGGCAGCCTTCGCTTGTCTCACGGCTCACAGATTGTGACGGCTGTTCAGACACGTCAGGAGATTGTGGTTTTCACTGACTCTAGCGCGTATTCGCTGCAGTACTTAGGTCCTCCTTTTATTTGGGGATCGCAGCTCTTGGGCGACAACATTTCCATTATGGGTCCGAATGCGGTAACTTCTGCTTCGGGCATCATTTACTGGATGGGCGTTGACAAGTTCTATTCGTACGATGGCCGTGTTCAAACGCTCAATTGCGACTTGCGCCGGTTTGTGTTTCAGGACCTTAATAAGGCTCAAGCAGAGCAGATTGTTGCAGGCACTAATGAGGGTTTTAACGAAGTCTGGTGGTTCTACTGCTCTGCTAACAGCGTAGAGATTGACAAGTATGTGGTATTTAATTACTTAGAGAACATTTGGTACTACGGCACAATGAAGCGCACAGCGTGGCTTGATTCGGGCTTGTCGGATTACCCAATTGCGGCCACATACGAAAAGAACCTTGTCAATCACGAGCAGGGGATCAACAACAATGAAACGGGCACCGAGCTACCAATCGAGGCTTACATTTCATCGTCTGAGTTTGACATCAATGATGGTCACAACTTTGGTTTTGTCTGGCGGATATTGCCTGATTTGACGTTTGAGAATTCTGCGAATTCACCCACGGGCGCCGTTCCTACTGTGACAATGGATTTGTATGGCTTGAGCAATTCCGGCTCTGGCGTAACGAGTAGCGCGGGCCAAGCGGTTCTTAAGGGATCCAGTTATGTGATCACTGAGGAGTTCACGGGTCAGATTTACACACGTGTTCGTGGTCGTCAGATGATTTTTAAGATCAGCTCTAACCAACTTAATACAACGTGGCAGATTGGCGCGCCTCGTATTGATATCAGACCGGATGGCCGTCGATGAGTTTAATTGTCACAAGTGAATTTGAGCTAAACAGGGTTACTGCGCCTAACTTACCGTTTGCGCCAGATCAATGGAATGCGCGATATCAAGACCAGTTAAACAACGTTTTGCGTCTGTACTTTAACCAGCTTGACAACATTCTTGGGCAGTTAAGAACTTTGTCAGTGCCGTATGGTGCGTTCTCCAGCGACCAAGATCAGACAGCAGTAGCCAATACAGCTACATTGATGACGCTAAACACCACAGATTTTGCCAACGGTGTCAGCATTGCAACTTCTAAAATCACGGTAGCCACTGCGGGCATATACAACTTGCAATTTAGCGCACAATTTGTAAATACAGACACGGCCTTTCAAGATGTGTACATCTGGTTAAAACAAGGCGGGGTAGATATACCGGGGTCAACTGGCTTTGTTTCTATTCCAAACAGACACGCAGGAACGGATGGACACGCAATTGTTGGCTGGAACTATTTTCTAAGCATGACGGCAAATGACTACATTGAGATTTATTGGTCTGTGCCTAACGTTGCTGTAACCATCCAGCATCTTGCCGCTTCAGGAACACCTACTAAACCGTCTACGCAGTCGGTAGTGGCAACTATGTCGTTTGTGTCGGCTTTGCCTTAAGGAAAAAATATGGCATTCCTAAGAGATAATAGAATTCAAAACCTTAAGATGGCCTATGAGGATTCCGATGGGTTTGGCAACAACTTTCAGGAAGACTCACTTGGTGCTGGAATAACGTCTTTACCTATCAGGCAACCACAGCCTGTAGAACAGCCTCAACCAATATATCAGCCAATAGCACAACCAGTAGCTCAGCCGGCCGCTCAGCCAATGCCGCTTGAAACTGATTACTACGCTCAGCAGTTTGGAAATGACTTTGCACCACAGCCAGTTCAGCCGGCTCCGCAACCTATTCTTGAAACACCCCAAATTGGTGTAGCAGCGCCCGCTCTTCAGCCTGATGCGGCACCGATTGGCGCACAGCCAGTAGCCCAGCCACAAGCTGATCAAAATACGGGTGTCTTTGGTCTACCTACTACGCCCGATCAAGCGCCAGAACAAGCTCAGCCCGCTCAACCAGCTCAGCCTGCTCAACCAGCAGGGCCAGACCCAAAAACAATTGAGTCAATTACAAATCAGATCTTAGGTCAAGGCTTAACAGGCAAGTGGTCTGGTGCTGGTCACGGCTCGGCTGAAAAGAATGCCGAAGACATGGCCAAGATTCTGGCTGGTATTGGCATCACTGACATCAAGCAGTTTGGTAAATTTACCAAGACTGGTATCAATGAAACTGTTACTCCAGATGGTAAGGGTGGCTTTGTAGATCAAAATGGAAAAGCCGTAGACCCTAGCATAGTCACCTCTCAAATGGCGGGTGAAAGTGAAGGTGGTTATTACACCGAATACCTTGCTCCTATTGGAAGCCAAGAGGTCTTTGGAAATAAAGTCACCAAACAAGAAGTGCCTCTGACATACAGCGGTCGCCAGACTGGCAACTTCTTTGGCGGTACATATGCTGGTAAAGGCAACACTGGCTACGGCGTACAGTTTGATTCTCAGGGCAATCCTATCTTTTACACGCAAGGTGCGTCTTCCAATACTCTTGCCAACTTGATGAAAGATATGGGTCCATTGGGCCAGATTGCGATTGCGGCCGCTACTGGTGGATTGTCTTTGCCAGCTCAGTTGGCCGCTAATGCAGGCATCCAGTTACTGGCCGGCGGTAATCTCAAGGATATTGCCAAGGGGACAGCTCTGTCTTACCTTGGTGGACAAGCTGGTAACTTGATCTCTGGGTCTAGTGGTATTACAGATTTGTTGGGAAAAACAGGTTCTGACATTGCTGCAAGAACCGCTCAGCAGTTTGTGGGTAGTGGAGGTAAGGCTGACCTTGAGCAAGCGTTGCTGGGTAATGTACTTAGTTCTGGCATTAACAGCACGATTGGTGAAGTGCCGGGATTGGACAACCTGTCGCCTGCAGACAAGAACATGACGTCAAGCTTGATTTCGGCGATTGCTACTGGTACGCCTATTGATCAAGCTATTCAAAATGCTCTTGTGGGTAAAGTTTCATCCGAAGCTAGAAATGCTGTAGCCCAAGCGCGCAATGCCCCACCAAGCTCGGTTGATCAACCACAGACTTACGAAGACATGATGGCCGGCATCGAGCCTAGGACGCTTGATCAGCCAAGTACAGACACAGGGCCAAGCAACGATGAGATCTTGAAGCAGATTGGTTATGAGCCAGAGCCAACCACTGTTCAACAAGAGCCAGCAAATCTTGATCAGTTGTTGCGTTCATTACAGCCATACAACGAAAAGCCGCCTGTTGATAACTTGATAAACCAAGCTGTCACAGATACACTTGGAACTAAGAATGCGGATGAGCCCGCCACTGGAAAAGGAAAAACCATGGATGAAATTGACTACAGCCAAATTTTTGGCGACTATGGGGTTAATCTTGCAGATGAACTAGCTAATGCCGGCGGATCTGGTAATGCTTCATCCATTTTTTCAGGTGATGGCGGCATTGATTTATCAGCGTTTGCAACTAATGCAGGCGATGAAGATCAAGCTGCACCTCCAGCAAACATAGCTGATTTGCTTAAAAACATTACTACTGGCGAAGAAGGCACTTCAGAGTTGTTAACTCCCAGTGGTGTTAATGAAAGTTACTTAAGCAACCTTTCTCCTAGTGAGCGAGAGAGATACCTTGCTATGCAACAAGAAGGATATACACCTCCTGAATACGGTGTCCAAGATCTTGGAATTTCACAAGCCATGATTGATGAGTTTAATAAGAACTTCAACCCAGCTGGTGGTTTTGGTAGCCAATATCAGACTATTGGGACTAACAGGGCCATGGTCAATGATGATGGCACCACTACTATACTTAACCCAACAACTGGTGAGGCTTCGTATTTAACGCCAGCTCAAACTGCGGCATTAATTAAGAATGGCACACTAAACTCCAAAGCTTCTGGTTATGTTGGTGCTACTGGCGGCACTGGCTCAAGACCCGGCGGCTCTAAGCCTGCGGCATCTACTACCGCTAAGAAGACAACTAAACCAGCGGCTTCAGGCGGCAACAATGCCAACATGATCATGGCTTTGATGGCAATGATGGCCATGATGAACGACAGAGGAAAAGGCGGCTCTGGTGCGGGATCTGTTATCCCAGCTTTGCAAGCTAACCGTTCACAGCTTCCATATTCTCCATCTTCGCGTCCCGGAGCTGGTGGAAAGAACTACTTCACACCAACAACTTACACAGCCAAAGCGGCTGAAGGCGGTCTGATGGGATTGGCCGGCGGTGGTATGTCTCACCTTGGTGGATATTCTGATGGAGGCCGCTTACTTCGTGGCCCCGGTGATGGTGTATCTGATTCAATTCCTGCGACAATTGGCGGTAAACAACCAGCTCGTTTAGCAGAAGGTGAGTTCGTTGTACCAGCAAGAATCGTTTCTGAACTAGGTAACGGCTCTACAAACGCAGAGGCGGCCGCTGTACCACCACCCAAAGCAGACAGTAAAGCACCTACACCAGTAACGTTTGCCGGTGTATTTGTGACCGATCCAGTTGGCAGTCCAGAGATCATGTCGCGCTGGAACTGAACTTGTTGATATGGGAACTGGCGCT